ACGAAGCAAGAGGTCTTGGATAAAATTAGCATCAAGATGACCAAAAAGATGATAGATGCCGAACTACAACCAGAGGATATGATAAAATCCTTCACGTTTATCCCTGGGAACCTCATGGATAACCGTATACTAACTTACAACACAAAGGGTGGAAATGTGGCAAACCTATTCCAGTTGGGCGAATCTGAGAGAAAAAAGCTTATGTATTCATACTGGGGAGAGTCAGAGGATGCCGAGGCTATGATTACGAAGGCTCAAATCAGAGAGTTATTTAGCAACCCATGGAATGGCGATAATACCATGAGGCTTAGCATAGATATAGGTGATGGTGGGGACGCATCACGTTGCTGGGTATTTAAAGGGAATCAATGCATAAATATAGAATATACATACACATCTGATGCGGTAGAAAAGGTGCAATGGATAAGAAGCCTAATAAACAAGTATAAGGTTAGGAGGGAACATACAGTTGTAGATGCCGGAGGTGGAGGAAACTACATAGACGATTACCTAAAGGGAGTTGTTGGGGTGCTTATGCAATCTTCACCACTTACTGAGTATGACGAGGATGGTAATATATTGAAATTTGAGCAATATGTAAATTTGCGATCCCAGATGCTTGGTAAGCTATCAGCAATGATTAATGCGCAGGAAATGTCTATCGCAATAGATAAAAACACCGTATTCAAGCACGGAAAGAAGGGGTCAAGGGAGAGCACATTGATAGATATAATTACAGACCAGGCTATAGGCTGTCTTCGTAGAATACAAAAACCAACAGGAAAATATTATTTTATTTCAAAAGATGAATACAAGCGCTCAAGAGGGGAATCTCCCGACGACTTAGACTGCATGGCTATGGTGACAATATTCTTTCTGGATGCGAGGCTTAAAAAAAGAGAGACGTATATTGAAAGTGATTATGCCGGACTTTACGAGTTGTGGTAAAAAAACAGCACCCAATCTCTCGACTGTGTGCTGCCTAATTAAAATTAAGAAACATCATGCATAGATTACAAAGATATGTAATATATTTTACATTTGCAACTTTCTTATCAAAATCTTGATAAATTATCGAAAGTTTTTCCGTTATCTGTCATAATATAGGCCTTATCGTCCACGCTTAACTCTACGCTTTGAGTTTCGCCGAGTATGATGCGATTAACCTTTCCGTTGCATTGTAGTTTTGACGAGATGGTCTTAAACTCTAATGGGTTCTGCTTGGCAGATACAACCCTATACCAGTTTCCTATCTCGGTGTTAACCTCTTCTCGCCCCGAACATTTCCTTAGAATAAACATCACCCAATTCGTTTATGTGTAAAACCTCTACCTTGTTACCATACGCTTTGTGAGGCACCGACACGAAGCGCTGTGAGCCATCAAAAGACTCGTAATCTCTTACTATGCTGTCAAAATCCTCGCCACTAAACCCGGAGCGAAGAGACCATACCTTAACCTTTTTTCGTATGTTTTTCCTGACATAAGAATAGTGCCGCATTTGAATAGTGTTACTTGGGAACACGGTTATATTCCCACTTGCAATCCTTCTTGTCAGGTCAGAAGGAATAGATGTCGGTCGCGAAAATTGGAATCGTAATCCGCTTTTGCATAGAAAAGGCACACCTCGCTGCATTCCGCGCTCACAGTAGCAGTCATCCAGCAGAATATGCTGGTCGTCTTTATAGTAGTTAATATAGTAACAATATGTCGCCTCAGGAAGCCACTCTCGAACATAATTCTTTGCGTAATCAAATTGCGCTTTAGTATAGAACTCATCAGAATCAGTGACAATAACATAATCGCACCCCTTTTGTTGCAGATAACACATCCCTTGATTTCTCTTAACGGTTTCCTGTTCTCTTGGTGGCATATATGGAATACGAGGAAAGTAGATAATCTCATCAACAAGCCCTATTCGCTTCAGGGTTTTCACCTCTTTTATGTCTTCCTCGTCAGCGGGTATTCCGAGATAACTCTCGGTTTGCATAAGTATAACAACCTCATCTATACTGCTACGAATCTCTCGCACTATTGATTCAATATGCTCTGTTCCCTCAAATGTGTTTATTGCCAGACCGACTTTTATTTTGTTTTCCCAATCGGGTAGTGTTGCTGCCCACTTAGCCATCTGCTCCCTACTTTCGGAGGGATTTAATCCAGACTCACTGGGGTGCAGCACGATAACAGAATCATCTACAACGTTGCTTAACCCTTTTCGTATCGCTCTTTTGCAGAGATATAGGTCTGTGCCCCAGCCATTTCTATTGAGAGACAAGTCAACATTGAACCCTAATTCTCTGCGGAAAAGGTGAAACCATCCCTCAAAGTATGGCACTCGGCGCATCGTGTTTCCGGGTTGGTTATATCCATGCGAATGGCTCCTGCCTCGCTTATCACAAGATGGCTGATAGCAACCTATCTCAGATATTTTAACAGCCTCGAGCATCCTGCTTACGATTCTCTCTTTATTGGCATCATTAATAACCAGGTCTGATGTTATTATACACACCCAGTCGCTACCATCGCTTAGCCGCATAGCTTCATTGAACATTCCGCCGTAATAAATGTTTGGGTAACGCACCACACCTTCACCATGGCAGGGCGGTTCTGATCCACTATCAAGAATACGGGTATTGAAGTGCTTAGACATGATATCATACCACATCCTTGCGCCTTCGTTTTTGTTGTAATTGAAGATGAAAACTGATATATTCATGTTTTTATGTATTGGTTTTTCGTCTTACTTTGATTTTGCCTTATTATCTATCCCGGCATCAGGAGGGTCTATCTCTGGCTCCTCTGGCTTAACCTCTGGCTCCTCTGGCTTAATTAGCGCCTCTTGCCGCTTTGCTTCTGCCTCCAGTTCCGCCATTATTCGCTCATATTCATTAGGGTTATTAAATGAGATTTCCCCCGAGCAGGTACGAACGGATGATATGCCTGCTCCTTTAGCGATAGCCAGGTTATTAATTTCTTCCTGCGCGTTCTTAGGAATTTTAGGCTCGAGAACCCAAGACATCTCCATATTCTGATACCCTATTGAGTCTTTTTCTATAATTCCAACGAATAGTTTGAATAAATCAATTAGCTCGACAAAGAATGGATGCAGCTCGGCTATTTTATTCATAGACCATTGCAGCTCACGCCAATATAGATTCTGAATAAATGCCCCAGAGTTCTCACCAGCACGAAGCTCTTCCGGTTTCAACACAACCATTCCGAGCGTCTCCCATAGTAAATCTAAATTTTTTGTCAGGTCAATAGTGAATGTGTTGCTCGCATCAGCAGGCTGAAGAATCTTAGCGTCGCCAGCCTCACTCTTTGACGCTATCACCTTCCCCATTCTGCTAACAGGCGGAAGGCTCATCACGCCACCCCGAAGGAACATTATCTGATAAGCATAATATCTGTTATTCTCGGCAAGGTCTGACAATATGCGCTCAATCCTCTCTATAGTAGACTGCCCTGCCCCCCAGCAGACATCGTTTTCTCTGTGGTATACAACAGGGCATTGTTTTAAATTGTGATGAGTAGTGTTAATAAGGGTGTAGCCATCTTCGCTTTCCTTGCTTGATAGCTTGCCTTTTACGGCTTTAAGAAAGCGCTGTAACGAAGAATCATCTTTCCCTGCAACCTTATCATTTTTAACCCATAACTCGATAGTCGACGATGTGTATAACTCAACAGCACGTTGCCCCCTATAGCTAAAAAGGCGAACAAAGACATCATTCCCATCTTCGTCTTTTGTCATGTTGATAACATCGCCATTCTCATAAGAGAAGACTTTATATTTTATCTTGCCGTCCTTTATGAATAAGTATATCGCGGAGTCTCCTGTCCCAAAGATGGCAGCACCAAAAGCTTTGAGTGCCTCAGTCATTCCTGTGATATTCCAATGCTTACGGAACTTTGATACAAGCGCATCATTCGATTCGTCTCCTTCGGAGCCAAACCACATATCATTTCCAAATGTATGCGTTACTTTGTGTCTGCGAACAGCATCCTGAATTCCAACAGCAACCCGCTCAACCTCCTCGTATCCATCTAACACATTCTCTTGTTTGTTTACATCGTAACGAAACTTAGCTCTGTTTGAACGATAGTCTACCGAGAATATTTTATGAGCAGACGGGTATAGCTCATTTAGAAAGTCGGACTGGCTAAGCTCAAAGAACTGTCCGTTATCAAGCTCCATTACTTTTTCTGTGCCTGTATCGAAGTGGCGGATGGGGAAACTACCCAACCCAGAGGGGCATCTTCTTTTGAAGGTTTCCTTTAATAGATATGATTCTATCTTCATAAGAATATAGATATGTTAAATTTTACAAAAATATTAAAAATATTTTAAATAAACAAAGAAATGTGTAATTATTTTTGCGTAATAAAAAATTATTATTTATCTTTGTATCGAATCATAAATTATTTAATATGCTAACAAAGAAAAGAACGAGCTACGCCATTAATGGGTGGGTGGTGGAAATCACCAAGAAAGATGTCTCAATTCATGCCCCGACAAAAGATGTCATAATCCGCTTTTTACACGGGACAAACCAGGCGGCATTTATTTCGTACCTTGTATCAGAAAAGGCAAACCAAGAGTTACTCGGATTGTTTGCTGCATTTAGATTATCAACCACGTTGTTTTGTAATGTGGATATGACAAAATCTATATTCGAGGCGGCGGAAAGGATTTTCGGGCACAAAAAACCAGAAAAGGTTTCTAAGAAGAAAGACGACGTAATACTCGCAGAGGAGAGGTTGAAGATGGAAAAAACAGAAGATGCCCTTGACGATTTAACAAAACAAAGCAATGGAAAGAAAAAAACTAATCCAAGAAGTAAAAGAGCTCATTGAGACCGGAGAGATTACAGACATTGAGGGGTACATACGAAAAACAGAGTACTCGCGAACGAAGGCCACGTCGCTGCTTAATAATAGCGATGTTTGGGGAAAAATCAAAATAGGCAAGAGGTTTATATATATAAAACTATAAACCATAAACCATAAACAAATACATAAACCTATGACACAAATACAAAAAATACACTACACAGCCGGGGGAAACCCATCTCACTGTGGGGTATTCATATTACCCAACGGAAAAGATATCGAGTATATCGTGATAGACCATATTGAATGGAGGGAGAAGGAGGTTGTAAATGGGATAGAGAAGGCTGTCTTTGTGGCCTTATTTAAAGAAAACCCATACACAAAACTCCCGATGGTACTCAATAGGGTGAATAAAGAGAGGCTAATTAAGCTTGCTGGAATCGGGGGATTTGACCTGTTATCTATTAAAGATATGCCAGTTAGGCTCACTTATGAACCTACGCGAATCGGGGATGGCTTGCGGATATCCAAATTGCCAGCAACACAACCGATGGCGGAAAAGAAAAAAAAGAAATTCTCTGATGCGGATATGCCGGCAGCTATTAAATTCCTAAAAAGTGGCACAATAGAGCAGCTTGAGGAATACTACGACATCCCAAATGATATTCGTGAAGCCTTAATAAATAAGAAATGATTAACGAAGAAAAAAGAGATCGGTGGTTACAAGCCAGGATTGGCTACATAACTGCATCCAGGTTAGAAAAACTTGGCGAACCGGGTAAAAAAATAGACAAAACGACACAATCATACCTTTATGAAATACAGAAGCAAAGGTTATGGGGGGTTCCAGAAGACCCTGTTTATTCCAGGCCAATGAGTATTGGCATAGAAAATGAACCATTAGCCCTCGAATGGCTGAGAGAAAGTAATCAGCTTATTGGGGATATAGTGTCCTGCTCAGATGACTACGATGATATCATCTTCAAGCCGGTCGATTGGGCTAGATTCGGCTCCAGCCCTGATTCCTTTCTAATGATTGGTGGAAATATAAAAGCGCTAATTGAGGTTAAATGCGTGGTGGGTGTAGAAAAGAATTGGCTGTTCTCTCCCACTGTGCCATATCAGAAGAAAAGGGCATCAGTATTTGAGCAACATCGTCATCAGCTCACTGGGGAATTATTGTCCTACCCGGAAATAGAGACAATATACTTATTAAAATACCTTCCACAGATAGATGAGAATAGGTTTGACATGGATTCTCCATTGCATCCACGAAGAGGGATATTATTCGAGTACTCGCGCTTAGAATTTGGCACAATGTTTATGAAATCCCAGAGGCGCATAGAGTTCTGCGATAAATTCATAGACTCAGGTAACGATATTGACGAAATCGAGGTATATAGATTATTAGAAGACAAAGAGATATGAAAGAAACAGTAAAAATCATTGGCCTTAGGCTCGAAAATCACAACACGATTAAATCTGTAGTGTTAACACCGGATATCCTTTCAAAGAAGCTTGTTTTGCTTACGGGAAATTCCGGTGCAGGGAAAAGCACACTTCTTGATATGATGCAAGAGGCGATAACTGGTAAAAGCGCTGTTCAAGACAAGACAAAGCTTGAAAACGGATATTTATCCGAGGTTCAGTTGATGGATGGAGATATTAAGCTATATCTTGGCGCAAGAGTAAGAGAGGTATCCAGAGGAGAAAATAAGGGAACGCCTATTTTTGAAACATTCCTATATGCAAAGGATGATAAGGGAAAAGAATACACCCCAATCATAAACGGCGAGAAAGCAACCGCTGCCTCGTATAGAAAAATGCTTACGACAGACCTCACATTTAATATGGAGTCGCTATTCACTGATAACCAAACAAAACACGCGGCACTAATAAAGAAACTATTCTCTGAAGACCTCAAGAAGCTTGGGGTAGATGAACTACTAAAACAACTCCAGCAAGCCAAGGAGCTTAGAGATTATTATAGAAATGAGTGTGAGGCCGCTGGTGCTTTTATGGTTCACTTTTATGAAGAAGGATGGACAGAGAAAGGCTTGGCTACACTGCAGCCTGTTGATGTGGAGAAGATAAATGAATCCATTACTACGGCAAAGATAAAGCGAGACCGAATTATAAATAATGTAGAATCCGAGTATGAACTAAGGGTAGAGAAGGCTAAAACAGAAAAGCAGAAAAGGATTGGAGAGCTGTATGCAAGCCTTACTATAGCAAAAGATGCGTATAATAAGAGCGAGCAAAAAGCTGCCGAGGATTACCGCAAAGCACTTGATGAGTATAAGAAAAAAGAAGAAAGCCGACTAAGCATCTATAATGACCTAAACAGTGTAATATGCAATGAGTTTAGCAACTCATTCTTTGACCAGAAAACCATTGATGCACTAATTAGGCTAAGGGATAAAGTGCAAAAAATCGAGATACAAGAGCCAAAAGCGGTGGGGGTTGATGCTGCTATTGCATCTAATTTAGAAGATGCTCAAAAATTATATAACGAGGAGCTCGCAACCGGAGAACCCACGATTGAGAAAGGAGAGGCAGACACGGTTAAGGTGGATGAAGAGATTGCGTCACTGATAAAAAGCAAAGAAGAAGGCGAAAAAATAAATAAAACATTGCAACGTTATAATTTATGGAAAAAATGGACTGAGGCATCTTTGATTTATGACACAATAACCAACAAAATAAAGGCACTATATGCACAAGTGGATACGGGCGTGGATGGAATGAAAATAGTTCTCGACGAGAGAGACGACTCAAACGCTATATGGCTTATGTATAATGGAGCATACGATAGAGATTTCTTTAAGAACAAAGAAGGTGAATATAGATACATATATCGTTATTCATCATTCCAGAGGGCTATCATTGGGACAATCCTACAGGCAGCGAGACTCAATCTCAACAATAAGGTGCTAAGGTTGGCGATTATAGACGACGTGGCTTTTAACTCAGAAGGGCTGGCAGTGCTCTCTAAAATATGCGAAGACCTTAACGTGCAGCTCATAACAAGCAGGACTGTGGATTATGACAAGAAAGCTATAGCTGAAAATGAGATAATCATTGAAGGCGGCGAAGTCTTTTTTGTGGGAAAAGATAATGAGAAATAAAACCAAACTTCTTCTAAAACAGATAGCATGCTCCTGTGAGATAATGTACCGCAGGGGTGTGCTTGACGGGTCTTCATTTGGGTCAATAGAGACTGC